TCTAAATCCAAGGACCGAAGTCAGTCCAGGGGCCATAAAAAGCACCCTGCCGTAGCCGGTATGTCGCACCTCGTTCCTGCCGTGGAGAAGCAGAAACAGAGTCGACCAGCGTGTCAAGCCACCGAACATGGTCCTCACGGAACATGCCGAGCATCTTGCGCTGGAGCATACCTCCGTCGCCGAGTCTATATAGCTGCGAAGCAACTACCCCAAGCCAGTTACCCGGCTTGGCCCCCTCACGGGGGGAGACTTGGTACCTAAGGCCAGAAATCCCTTCCCAGCCATCTTTATTAGAGATGACAAAGGGGGACGCCTGACTCTCGTCCCAGTTGAACATTATCCCGTCAGTTACCCCGGCATGCCGAGGAACCCGAAGATTTTGAACAACCAAACGAGGGATTGCCTGCAGTGTTCTGCGCCAAGGAGCATACAATCGTACATCGCAGCCGAAGCCGCGATTACGACGATGAGCAACCTGACGCAATCCATTGCAAAGAGCAAATAGACCTTCCGGTCTAGTAGGTATTTCCTTCTGAAAGAAGGGACGGACTTCCGTACCATCAAAGTAGTCCTTACCGCACGACTCTCGGAAGAGCCCGGTGTGAAACGATTTCGCCCTGTTAGGGGAGAAGCCGCACCACTCCAGGACTTCAACCGCGAGGTCGTACGCGGCAACAGGGACTACGATGTCGTCACCGTAGACTAGCACTGACTCGTCGCTAATCTTCAAATGACGGCACACTCCGACCATCAGGCCCCAGAAAATCAGGGTCTCCAGTTCGAAGGTGTAACCGTTCCCCATAGAGGAGAATTTCTCATAGCGTAACCATTTGCCATCAAGTATGCCGACTTTTGACCGGCACATGTCAAGCCACATAAACCATCCTTCCGGAAGGAGTAGGCGGACGAGCTCTTTCGCGACTGTGTCGCTAGCAGAGCTAAGGTCAAGTGTTGCTAGAGATCCCGTAATCGATCCCTCACGTGCCGCCCGCTGATTAGGCGTTTGGTCGTCGAGGTCGATACCTCGCCGGCATAGCTTTCGTCGCATAAGGGTACCTAGCCCAAGTTGGGCATAGATATTCATCAGCGGTTCGATCGCTATCGTTCGGTGAGTAACGGCGGTTTTTGGTACAAAGGCTACTCTGTTGCCGGGCACGATGTCAAAGTCAGACGCCTTGATGATGGGCCAAAAGCCCTCCACCTCGGAGTCTGTAATCGATCGTGCCCACTGGGGCCGGCTCGTCACGAGCAGGGCCGCAACTTCCACCGCGTCCGGAGACACGGATGGCTGGACTTGCAGTTTGTCGTAAAGGGACGTAAGTCCCTTGACCTCGCGGTGCTGGAAAACACCAGGACCAAACCGACAGCTAGCGAGCCACTGGGAAGCATCAACTGAAGATCCAAGACACTCGTGAATTTTCGCAATCGCCGTCGAAATGACGGAAGAAATTGCTCCGCTTACCCCGAGGGGGGCGGACACGAATGAACGGATACGACTGTTGGCGCTACGGCACGACTCCTCCGCCTCCAAGAATTTCTTCTTAGCGGCGTCTTCTGGATCTACACCCTCTATCACTAGGGGGGCCTTCTTTAGGAAGCTGACAGCCTGATGGTCGTCAGCAAACCTGAACGGGTCGAGATAATCAGAAGGTGTTATAGACGCCCGAGCAAGCTGCTCGAGTTCGTTATAACGGAGGAGTATCTCGCATTTCAACGAGATGGGCGTACCCAGGGACTCATATAAGTCCGTGGCAACATCGAACAGGACCCTTGAGGGTACCTTGTAGTCTCTCAGGCTAGCCTGGAGAGAACCGAAAAGAGATTTCCTGGAGTTTCCTCCAGGCGGCCTCTTTCCGCCCCAACACTGAGCTGACTGTCTCATCAGAGACAGGATCCCAACTCAAGCCACAGTCCCTCATGGACTGAGCTTACGAAGGAATCCAGCCCCAGATCTCTCACCACCCGGTGCGACAACACGCCGTGAGGCATGCGCGCCCTTTGAGTATGGAGTTTTCCGAGGTCTCTCCGACGAACCTCATAGACAGTCAATGTCGCTTTCGTGCTCCCCTCGAGCCTTGTAAGCTCTGAGAGGCGAACAACGCAGGTACGAGTACCCGCATCGAAGCACTTTTCGACATCCACTCCCACACCTCCAGGAGCAAGGAACGCTGCGGTGGAAACCGCAGCGGAGTCCTTGCTAACGGCTCGCAGGAGGCGAGAGATCGCAACCGGCTTGCCGTAGTAAGTACCACTCAGTCGGGAGTCACCCGTAAGGGTAACACGCACAACTGGGTCTCCATGGACCGCTTCACAACAAGTGAAAACGATCCGAGTATTCTCATCGCGAGAAATGCTCATTTTAGCTCCTGGGTTAGGTGGGAATTGCGCCGGACTCGGCTGCGGACTTCACGATCGACAGCGCCACGAATTCCTTCATGCGCGCAACCGCTTCGTCAACTTCTGCAACCGAAAGGTTGGCCGGACGCAGGATCTCGAGGTTGATGGTTACAACCCCATCAAGCGCTCCCGTCGTGGAATTCACCACAGGACGAGTCAGCTTGCCCCCGATGCGGTAAACACCGGACGCCTTGTTCGCCGGAACCTTACGGCTCAGGACTGCACGAGACGTCCCAAGAATCGACGTAGCGCCCGACTCGACCCACTCCACGCTGTCCTCGCGGACTGCGTAAGGTGTGAACGTGACGTTCGCTGCGGCGTTGTTCTTGAGGGTAAGATCGGCAACTGCTGCCATTTAAACTCCTGAAAAGGAAGATGGAGGTAACTAACCCCCGATTGTACCGGCAAAATTACCGGAATTTCCCCCGAATGAGAGCAAGACTCGTAACAAGTTTCGGAATATCCGGAAACGGGTTTCGGAGCTTGGGTAAACTCGGGGTGGTCGACAAGTTTGTGGCTCGGTTATAGGAGCGTGTGTTGGCGTAGACGTAATACTGAGAGTTAACCCACGTGGTCGACCCGTTAACCACAGTAGTGGCAGGGTCTATACGTGTGTACTCGTAAGTATTGACGGCGCTGTCCATCGTTTTCTTAATCTCCAAGCCTTGTGTGGCAGTAAGTGCCTCAAGATAGCCTCCGACAGAACAAAACCAGTCGAAGACGAAGCTATAAGGCACGAGCTCCCACGCCACTAAAGCAGGGTTGGTGAGACCCGCTTGTTGGGCAGCAGTTAAGGACTGACTTGTTACAACAGTCCAAGCTGCAAGGGTGCGGCGTTGCGTCCATACAAACGCTTTCGTGTTAATGTATGTGTCGTTAACCGCCCCTCCCCACTTCTGAACCGGCGTTTCGTCAAGATACGTTTTACCGATATCGTGACTGACGCTGATTTTCTGAACTGGGGGCCTGCCACCGAATTCAATTTGCTGAGCAAAGAATTCGGCTGTACCTTTCACATCCATAAGTATGGGCATCCACCCGTACTTATACTCGAGCCAGTTCTTATGAGCTGTCCCGCGTTTCAATGAAAGGATTTCCGCGACCGCCCCGAAGCGGCCACGTTTGAAGGCTGTAAGGGCCGAGTACAGGCGTTCACACGCACTGTTCACAGTTCCAGCAGTCTTCTTGGCTTCCGCTGCCAAAAGCCCGGTACTAAGTTTAGTATCGGCAAGTCGCTTGAGCAACTTCTCATGGAGCAGGGCACCGGCGTCCGCACTTATGCTGTTCACATCACTCGCGTTGAGATAGGCAAGCCACTCAGCGTTAATGTTGTGTCCAGTATATAGCGGGCCAGGCCCGTAACCAGATAGGTAGCTCTTAACCCCGCTGGAGTTAACCGTATACGCACCTTCGAAGCTCACTTGCGCGAGCTTACTTTGGTAATGCGCGTACGGGTTAACTGGCAGGTCGCGACGAGGGACATCGTAAAAGTTCCCAGTCCGAACCCAATTCTTTGTCACGAGCTCATAGTCGGTAGTCTTAGACTCCCAACTTAATGGGACTCGTGATTCAGTAGCGGGCAAGGTAGGTACTCCTTTACGGTCGTCACCAAAGGGTCCAGGACCCTTTAGAAGATCGGGTCCCCAGG